CAGTTCTCTCATCTGTGCGGTGTGTATCGCTTCGTGGTTTTTATTTTTATCCGACAACGGGCGGGCGGACTTGCGGGCAAATACGATCCCGAACAGATTGATAGCCTTGTATCCCTTGAAGGGGATGATGTCGTTATAAATTATCTTCATACCTGTCAGAATTGCCATAAAATAACACCTACTCCTACGCCGACCGTAGGCTGGAACCCTTGCGGCGTGTACGCCGCCCCGATCCCGGCAGTCAGGGCGAAGCGGCTCCGCCGGGTGACTACCTGCTGTCGGGTGGTAGTGCAGTTGTATGTTTCTATCCAGTCGAGCGTCGGCCGCAGGTTGCCGATCCGGGGCCCGCTGACCTGTGCCCGGTAGGTGCTGTCCGAGTAGGGGCGTGTTTCCATTGCCACCTTCATCTGCACGCTGTCTGCCCCGACTTTCACAACGACGGTCTCCGTTACCGTGTCGGGCGGCGCGAAGAGCAGCACCGGCACCGAGATGTCGGCGAAGCGGTACGTGCCGGGCAGCGGTTCCGGTCTCGGGTAGAACACCGTGTCGATACGCGTCGTTTCTTCGACAACCACCGACGCGGCGCCCCTGCGGTATCCCCAGCCGAAGAGCAGGGCCCCGGCCGAAAGGGTGGCGAGCAGGTAGAGAATCAGGCGTTTCATGCTTTTACAAACAACTCCCACCCGGCCTGCACGTCGAGCATCTTGGCCTCGACGCCGTTCTCTACGAACGACATGGCCGCAACGATGGGAACCATCACGTCGCGGTTGGTCGTGGTGATCCGGCTGTCGGCGGGCACCCCCGATCTTTCCGCCACGGTGCGGACATAGGCGTCCGTGTGGTTCTCCTCCGACGGGGCCCAGCGGCCGATCATCTTGCGGATCGTGTCCAGCCCGTAGTTACGCTGGTAGTTGTTCAACAGCTTGAAGGCAGCTCGATAGCCGTATGCCACCGTCGTAAACTGCGCGAAACGCTTGTCTTTCGACGGCACGACCTCGCCCTGCCAGGGATTGCCGCCCCGTGTCTTCTCGATGTTGAGCGGGTTGTTGTTTCTGAGCCCTCGTGTCATTGCGCGATGTGTTTAGTGTACAGGATATGCCCGACCCATCCGGCCATAGCACAAACAACCCCCACGAGGATGTAACGCGGGAATACGATTCCGAGCACTACGGCCACGGCCGCAACGATGCTCCATACGATCCATTTCTTTTTCATTTGTCCTTTTGTTTTTGTTTGTAGTTTTCCAAATAGGGAATCTTTTTAATCATCTCGAACGAGAGCACATAGTACAGGAAGTCGATGTATCGGTTCTTCGGGAATATGCGGTTCAGGTTCTTGAGGATGTTGACCCCGTAGAAATATATCAGGGCATATACTGCGAGCGAGATCGCCGACATCGCCCCGTCGTGGTTGTCGATGTTGTCCCCGACGAGCAGTATCATGGCCATCAGTCCCGATATTACCGCAGCCTCGGATATGCACTTGAAAGCCTTGCGGAATATGAATCCTTCGTGCTGCACGAGCACGCCGGCGAACAGGCCCGTGAAAAAGTTCGCGGCGAATATAATCATGCAGGCCGTCAGTATGTCGTGTATCGGGGCTATGGCGTTAAACATGTACACCAGGGCGCCTATCGACACCTGCCATACTTTCTCGCATAACCTTTCTATAAACCTCCACAATTCCTCCATAGGATATATTCTATTGTTCGGTCAGCACGTCTGCCTGCGCCTCGGGCGCCGCTTCCGACTTCTCCAATTCTGCGATCCTCTGTTCAAGCCGTTGCAGCACCGCGGCTAAAGTTTCCCCTTCGGAAACAAGCACGGCTTCGGCTACGGTTACGGGATAGAACGGCTCGCCGTTGGGCTTGTTGGTCATATACATCTTCATTGCTCAATATTTTGAAAGTCCATAACCGTTTCTTCGGCGGCCAGCTCTTCGGCACGCCGGGCCCTCAGCTCCGCAAGGGTCTTTTCGTTCGCGTTGTACTCCGCGTTGGCCGCTTCGTACTCCTCATAATCCAGGGGATAGGTAGCCCGGAAGTCAAGGCCGGACTTGATGCATTTGGCCGCCCTATCGTCGGACTTGGCCATGACTGCCCGTAATTCGAGCTGCCGTGATTCGAGGGTGTCGATCTGTCGTTGTGTTTCCATGGTTCAGATAATTATAAGGCGCAGACCGGGCGGGACGAGAATTTATAACACTTGCCTGTATAGCCCAGAGAGCCGGCCCTTCCGTTATAAATGTAGATGTAACTCTCCTGCATCTCGCATGAAGTATGGACATAATAATAATAACCATAGCACGTGGTAGCTTTCAAGCGTAAGAGCGTACGGTTTACAGGGTCTTTTTCCACGTCAGCGGCGAAACACACCCTGTCGTGCATCAGCAGGTAGACCTCTTCCGACGACGGCAGCCACCATGCCCCCGCCTCCAGCCCCGTCGTCATTCCGTCCACGGTGATGCCGAAGTCGAGGGCTGCGGCGGCAGCCGGGTAGCGGTACTGTGTTTTGCCGTAAATATCCTCGAAGGTAAGCCGCCCGATCAGGTTCGTGTTGGTCTTGCCATCCTGCAACATCGTCCCGAACTCCGTAGGATATTGTGCCATGTGCTCGGCGAACAGGTAGTCCTTGTAGGTGGGATACACGGCAACCAGATCGGGGTTGTCGGCCTCGGTGAAAACGCTCTCCCGAATGACTATGCCGCTTCCCGGCTTTTGTCCTGTGGCTGCCTGGCCTCTCTCCGAATAATATTCCGCGAACTGGTCGAGGACACCACCTGCCATATTTGAATTCACACCATTCTTGCGGCGAATTTCTTCTCTGGTTCCTTTGATAAGTATCCCCGTGAGTGTTGTCTGATAGCTCACGTTCTCCCGAGGATAGGTGATTTGGCAGCCATTCGTAACGTCGATAAGCACATAATTGGGCGACCACGTGTTTGTCGACATGACAATTCGTCCCCCTGCTTCATCGGCAGAGGCTGTCCAGCCATAAGTGGTTCTGATTTTTTCGTCCGCATTGATCTGCGCGGCGATATCCGCGAGCGTCGCACCCGGGGCATAAGTGAATGCGTGGTCGGTATTATAGATACGAAGCGTGAAGGTTCCCCCCGTAGACAGTTCGAAGCCAGATAGGGCGACCTCGTAAGAGTACGCCCAGTAAACGCTGCTTGCCGCATTGCGAAGCGACACGATCAGCACCCGCCCGCCCTGCCGGGCATAGACCACGGCCACCGGGACAAGCTGCGGCGGCAGCTGCTCTGCAACAAGCGTCGCACCCTTGACGAAGCGGATAGTTCCCGTGGTCTTGTCGAAGACCGCAAGGTCACCAACCCCGGCGGCCGGCTTGTCCACTACGACGTTCACGCCGTCGTAGATGAGCGCCCCGTCGTCCTCGATGTAGGATACCGCCGACTGTGTGTCCTTGCGATTCTTGTCGGCCGTGTAACCCGCCTTGTTGGCGTATTTGTTGACTTGTGACATGTTGTATGTAGTTTAAGCGTTCTTCCAGTCCGACACCGCGCCGTTACCCACGGAGTGGTAGACCGCGTTGTTCTTCGTATCGACATAGAACTGCCCTGCGCGGTCGGGGGCTTTCGCCGGCGCGCCCTCGCCCGTGACGACCAGGTTGTTGTCGCCCCAGACGCCCAGCTTCTTCACCTGCAATTCCGGGATCAGCACTTTGCCCGAGAGCACTCCCACGAGTAGCCCTTCGAGGTGCGTCACGCGCGCTTCGAGCGTGCAGTCCGAGTGCGCGATAACCGAAATTTCGCTGAACGAAGCATCCGACCACGGCGTGAGCTTGTGCCTGGACAAGAAGTCGGCATCGGTGATCTCCGGCCCCGTCGTGTAGTAGGTGTTGCCCAGCAGCGTGACGTCGACCTGTGTGAAGGGAGCGCCGCCCTCCACGTCGGGCATGTAGAGCGATTTGGTTCCGTCGAGCGACAGCAGGCGGCAGCCGATGATCTCGACGGCCATATTTTTCGCCGCAGCATCGGTGCTTGCGTGGATGGTGGCCGCGCCCGTCGAAGTGCCTACGTGCGTGTCGCTGACGCACTCGCAGCCGTCTAACCGAATGGTCTGGTTGTCGGCAAGGCCCGCGCCGACGGGTGAATGGCACGTACTGAAGAGTTTGCAGTTCCGTACCGTCGTGAAATATCGCTCAGATGCGGCAAAGACCGAATCGATATGTATGCAGTAGCAGACTTGGTGACCGCCGGCGCTGGCGTCCGTATAACTCTCGTCGTTCAGGCAGTTGACGGTCATGTTGGCGATGGTGCATTCGCCGCCCGCCTCGATGATCTTGGCGCGGTTCACGGAGTTGTTCTCATACGAGACGATGACGCCGTCGCGGCTCTCGCCGATAAGCGATATGCGGTTCGCCCCCTTGTTGATGATCGCATACGGGTAACCCATCGCCACATTCTTCGGGGCCTCGTGATCGTAAAGGCCGTTGCGGATAAACACCGTAACCGCGTTGTTCACGACATCGAAGGTGTCCCTTGCGAAGTCGCACGCCTGCGCGACCGAGAAGAAATGCCCCGTCCCGCCCTCGTCCACGGTGAAGGAGTCCGTGTCGAAGTTTTTCAGCGTGGCCCGGCTCTCGGCATCGCACCATGCGTCATAGTTATTAAGCGTGACGATCAAATCCTCGATGGTGACCTTCTGGCCGATATTGGTGGCTGCGGGTATGCTGGTGCCCACATTCAGCCCTCCCGCTACCGACGCCGCCTTGCCGCGGTAGTAGATTTCGTAGGTGCGGTCTGCCTTGAGGACGAACCAGCGGCCCCGCTGGTCGAGATTGTCCGAATAGGTAATGATCCGCAAAGAGCACTCTTTGTCCACGCGCAGCTTCATGCGCACGAAAATAAAGTCCGAAGCTGCGACCGGGATGCGGCTGGTCAGGGAGAAGTTCGACGTCACGCCTGACTGCGTAGGCGTAACGACCATGCTCCGATCCGTGATGTCCGAGCCCGTATTGTTATAATAGCTCTTCGTAAAGTCCTTGAGGATGTAGGCTACGTGGTCTTTGTAGCCTAATTCAGTATTCAATTCTTCCGAAGTCACATATCCGGAATCATTTTCCAGTTCGGACAGTTTCGTGGGAAGCTCCGTGCGGTCGGCCTTGCCCTGGATCATCTCCTGCAATGCCAGTGTCAACTTGTCCCAGGATACGGTGTTGTTGAGCAGGGAGGCGCGGATTTCGGAGCCTTCGACCGTAACCTGTATCTCGGAACCGATAGAGCCGACATATACTTTCACGAAGTCAGAAACCGGGATGGAGGATATGGAGCCGTCGGCATTTACGAACTCGATAGATTGGGTATCCTCGTTGTAATGCAGCCCCATCATCTCGATAGGCAGGTCGATGATGAACTTGGCACCGCCCTTTGTCGTGAAGGTCAGCTCGTAGGTTTTGTCGTTGAACTCCGGCAGTCCTACGCAGGTGTTGAGCAGCTCCCGGATGTCGGGATGCGCCGTGGGGGAGGTGTTGTGCCGCTCGATCTGGCCGCTGACGTCCGGGGTGGGAATTTCTGAGATCGCCTTGTCCGTATAGTTTTTGGCCTCGGTCAGTGTCTGCGCATCCCCGCCGGATATGTTGCTGTTGAGCTCCTCGGACGTGGCGTCAAACACATCGCTGACATTATTCCATAGTTCTGTTGTCTTGGTGTCCGTGTACGACTTTGCTTCAGCCAGTGCGCCCGCCGCAGCCTCCGTCAGCTCCTTTTTGGACACCTTGTCGGACAACTCCTTCCTTATCTCCGTGTCGTCGTAGTTGGAGAGCCCGGCCAGCTTCTCCTTCTCCTGGTCAGTGTAGTCGTTCGTCGAAAGCCCTTTCCCTTCTTCCTTGTCGACCTTTTCGGCAAGGAGTTTGTCAATATCCCCTACCTTATTTACAGCGTCATTTGCCGCTTTTGCCGCTTCGTTCGCGGCGTTTGCAGCGTTAATAGGGGCTTCGGCATATTCTTCCTCCGTAAGTTCGGAATTCGGGTTGTATTTCTTGAATGCCTCGTAAGCACTCTCGCCGGGCAATCCGATAACAAGGCTTGACGCCTCAAGGTTGACAGTTTCCGTTGTAAGGTTGCTTTCGTCTTCGCCACCTTCCAAAAGTGTCGTAGGAACCAATTCGAAGGCCTTGCAGTAGTCGACCGCCGTTTGCCCTCTCTTCTGCAAATTCTCCCACATGGTGAGACGGTACACCCCGATGGATTTTTGCATTGCTCCGCTGATGGTGAAAATCGCGGTGTTGCCTTCGGTGGTGAAATCGACGGGAATGTCCATATGCGAAGGCAAATGGACGAAGAGTCTCAGGTCGCGCCCTTCGAGTGCTACCTGCTGCCCATTGGTGAGTATCGGCCAATGTATCTCTATGTCCTTGCCTATCCGGATGCGTTTCATATTCCTTTCGAGCGTTTATTCTTTTTTGAGAGCGGACATGATACTGTCGTAGAAGACCGCCTTGCACATCTTTGCGGTATCAACGATAATCAATTCCTCCTCGTCGGAAACTTCGATGCCGCCTTCGCTGTGGAGGATGCGGAATGCCAGGTCATGCGCTACGATGCCGTTCATGCCCATGTATATGGCGTTGGCAAACTCTTTCCGGGCGTCGACGACAATATGCCCGGCGCGGGAAATATCGGTGAACAGTTTAAATTCTTTTAAATTCAATGCTTTCATATATCCTGTTTTTGTGTTAATATTGGCACCAGTTGGCCGTCCACATACTGTTCACATGATCCCACAATATGATCCACAGCTTACCCCAATCCAAGGTAATTTCAGTGTTGTTTTGAGAGTTGGAATTGGTGCATATCCTGTGCTGGGTATTCCCGCGCGTCAACTTGACATTGCCGCTGCCGACCTTTCGGATGAAATAAATCTGCCCTTGTTTTGGTGAAGACGGTAAAGTCAGCGTAATCTCTCTCGTAGCCGTACTGAACACCACGCTGTCCATGTCGGTCAGGGTTCTATTGGAAGAGGTTCGCACATTCCTCAGCCTGAAACCCGTTATGAACCCCTCTGGGATATATAAGGCATGGTTTCCGGACTGACGTGCAGCGGTAGTGGTTCCATCCGATAATGCTGCTCCGGTGACATTTATATACACTCCGTAATTGCCTGCCGTGCCGCCGGCTGCGCTGCGGCTTACTTCTGCTCTTATAGGCCCATAGAGGGCACCACCCGTTGATGCCGGCCAGGTGTCGACTCCAAGATAAAGATTAGTCTTACTGCCTGTAAACTTAATCAGATTGGAAGATAGAAGCATATCACCGAAGCTGTCTGTGGATTTTAATGCTCCTTCGTCAATTGTAAAGTTGCCTATCGTTCCGCTCGATGCGTTGATAGTCCCTGTAATATCGGCTTTGGTGGCCACGAATGCCCCGTCCTTAGCAACCCTGAACGGCGCATTCGACGGTGTACTGTTCCCGACGAACAGTGGAATATCGCCACCCACGAGCCCTGCGATGATAGTATTCACGGAAATGTCTGTCTTGGAGTTGTGCACCACGAACTCCATACCTTGCAGGAAGTTGATGACGGCATTCTCTGCGAACAACAGGGGCGTATATATCGGCACCATGTCGTTGAGTTGTTGCCAATATGCCGACGCGGATCCCGCCGCCGGTTTGTTGGAAGCAGACGAAGTGTGCGTCTGGCTGCACTGGAATTTCAGCTGTTTGTTGTTCGCATAGATCGTAACTATGTCTATGTATCTGGGGCCATTGGAGACAAGGTCGAGGTCATTGCGGTATTCCACTCCCGATGCCCATTCCGTGAGGCGGATTATGCAACCCTGCAAGCCATCCTTGCCGGGAGCGCCGTCTTCGCCGGGGGCGCCGTCATCACCTTTAGGGCCCTGCTCTCCCGATATGCGTACCGGAGTTGCCCAGCCTACCGTCGGGTGCAACAGACTATTGTTGGCGTCTATTTCTGCCTGGGTCATCCACAGATATTCACCCGAAGAGAGCGACGGCGGGGTGTCGCTCCAACCTGCGGGGGTGCGATCCGTTTTGACCAGCGCCGGCGCCGTGGTGGTGCTGTTATTCTTGGCGTATTTGAAGTCAGTATGCGGCCCCGGCTCCCCATCCTCGCCCGTTACGCGGATAGGCGTCGACCACGCCCCGGCCTTTCCGGTCGATGCGTCTATCGTAGCCTTGGACATCCACCATATACCGACACCAGTGGGCGCGTCACTCCATCCGGACGGAATGGGGTCGGAGGATGTCGGCTTTGCTGGCTCCGTATCGCTATTTTTAAATACATAGGATGTCCAGTTCCCCGGTTGCCCGTCGTAAGAATACCGCGCCCAAATCGAGGGCGAGGAAAATGCGCCCCAAACACCTTCCACCTTGTTGCGCTTCGACACCCATTCGTAGCGATATGTGGCGTCTACTCCCGTAGGGTCATCCGTCCATGGAGCCGGGGGATTATCGTATTCCGCAACATCGGGAACATCCGGAACGGTGCCCGGATCCTCGGTTTCCGTACGCGTGAATATGTATTCTACACCTTCACCATCCACACCATCCGCTCCGTCGAACGAAAATTTTGCCCAAAGCGCAGGGTCGGTGAATTTGCCCCACATGCCATTTACCTTCACGCGCTTGCTGGCCCACTCGTAAGGAGTGTCGCTATCGGGCCCGACGGCATCGTCCGTCCACACCTGCCCGTCCGAGGTTTCGGAGGGCGAGGGAACGTAATCGTCCTGCTGTGAGGTGGGCGGTTGTGCAGGGGCTTTGTATTCCGATGTGCGTGCGAAGATCCACTCGTAATCCTTACCATCCTTCCCATCGGATCCCGGTTCGCCCGATACGCGCTGAGGAGCAGACCATGATTTGACCTCTCCGTCGACAACGGTGCCGGTACACATCCATGTAGGACGTTGATCCGACATCGGGAGCGTCTCCGTAGTCCAACCTTCGGGCGGTATTTTAAGCTCCGTAGGTTTCGCCGGTTCGCTCTCCGATTTTTTGAATATGCTGACCGTTTCGAGCATCCCGTATCCGCCTAAGTATACCCACTCCTCGGCATCCTTGCCGGGCTCGGTCTTGGTGCCGTCGACCAGACAGCGCCAGTGCCCGTTGTTCCAATATACGTCGTCGTTGCGGTTGTATGTTTCCGTGGCGCTCCACACTCCGCGGTCTATGATCGTGGGCACCTCTTCGCCGCCGGGCGTGAACTGATGAATGACGCCCGACATGTAGATGTTGTTCAGGTATGCCGAATATCCCGTCATGTTTATCCCGAATACGGACAGGTTTGACAGGTCGCCATATTGCGCGGCGATATTGGACGCAGTGAACTCCCAATCGGAAACTCCCGTTAAATAACGCTGGTATGTCCGGGTTTCGTAGCGGGAGGTCTGCCGATCCTCATTCGAGAAGGAGCCATAGCCCACGAAGGTCATCGACGCCGCCGGATGATATTGGGTGGGGTAAGTTCCCGATGCCGGGCGTAGTTGGTACTTGAATGTCTTGTAAGTTGCAGTATCCAGCTCTTCGGTGATGCGGAAATAGCAGGTAGCGAACCCGGCAAAGCGCCTGTTGCCACGGCCATCGTCATAATCCGCGGTTGCATTCTCCGAAGTGTTCAAATTGTGGAAGATGCCCATACATATATCCCCGACCCGAGGACTTCCGATCTCGCCTTCTTCGAGCTTGAGGGTGATGGTTTGGGCTTCGGTGTCGACGCTTTCGATGATCCCGGCACTTGGAGCATACCACGTATCGCCCATGGATATTTCGACACGGTTGTAGCGGAGTTCCGGTACCTCCAGGAATCCCCGAAGTTTCAGGCTCTGCATCTCTGCGTTCCCTTTCTTGTCGATTATGCCGCCAAAGCCAGTCATGCCGGATGCGAACCCCCCGAACTGGGCACCGTCGTCAAAGGTCATTTTACCTTTGAATGTGTCCGGGAACTGTTTGTTGGCGAATTCCCATAGTGCACGCTTGGCGGAATAGGCATTGTAGTCTGCGGCGGCAGTGGAATCGTAGCGGGTGATAAGGTAGATTGAGGCTCCCGATTCGGTAACGCCTATGCGCTGTGCGTACAGGTTTGCCTTCACCTCCGATTCTATGTTGCCGATACGAGAATATGCCGTATTGTCGCCTACCGTATATGTGGCGATATATTCGTTATATAGTTTTTTTTCGTATCCCTGGATGCGTGATAATCGGCCGCTTTCTCCGAAGCGTGGATCCACAAGGCGAACCGCTTGCCCGGCATCGTAATTCTTCTTGTTTTCTTGGCAGTATACGGGATTAGTTTCGCAGTCGTATACGTCCGTGTCGCTGCTGTGTTTCGCGGCATATGATTCCCCGGCCTTCAAGAGCTCCTTTTCAGCCTCCTCGATCCTTTCTTTAGGTAGTTTTACGCCTGTTATGACAAACGTATCTCCAGGCTCGGGATGCAGGCTTTCGTTGGGGATGATAAGTTGGCTTTCACCGGATGATTCTACTTGCGCGATGATCTCGAACTTCTTATCAAATCCATCCTCCGGTTTCCACGTCTCTGGTTTGTAGTTTATACTTAGCTCAAAATCCCGCCCCATAAGACTGCCGCTCGTGAAGGTAGCACCTAGGGTTTCGCCTTTAATCATGTCCGAAGGCCGGAACGGCGTGTCTTTGCAGTACATGACATACGCCTTATCCGTTTGCCCTTCGATGATCTCCCGGTCTACGGTCTCAATGCTGGTGACAGTCTCCGTATTCTTGGGGTATATGTCATCGAAGAACACGACCTGCTCCACAATGTCGCTTCCCGAAAGACCAGGTATTGCGTCGATATACCGCTGTCCGTCCGGCAGGCGAAGCCGAATTTCAGATACATGATTCGTTTCACCTCCTTGCGGAGCTTGCCCATAGTCGCTTGTAAGATTGCGAGTAGAGCCAAAGACGTAGAACCGGGTGCCGTAGCTCGAATCATCCCCTTTCTTTGCGGGAATGTTTTTCACTACATTCCCCTGTCTGAACTCTTCGGGGGATCCGAAGTCCAGTTTGCCAAAGCATAACGATACGAGGTCGCCGTTTTCCTCTGTCCACCATTCCGTCTCAAAGGTTTCGGCAATCGTATTGAGGATGTCCCAGCACTTATCGCCATTGAACGATACAAGCTTCGTAGCTTTAGGATTGTCAACGGTGATCGTGCCTACCTGCCAGTTTTCGCCTCCGAGCTGCTTGTTCATGTTGGCGACGATCAACGCCGCGAAAGATTCGAGGTCTGTGGTGTTGTGAAATACGGCTTCGGGATTGTCCCCACCCAGCCAGAAGCATACGAAACGCTTCATGTGGTTTTGCTGAGCCTCGAATTTGAGAGTGTATTTATAGCCGCCGGTCTTGTTGTCGAACTCCGGGCGCACCGTGGACATAATCTCGAACTTGCGGCCTTTATATGTGATGTAGGAACCACGAGCAAATGTCGTTGGTTCAAGGAGATTAAAGGGCAGCTCGATATAGTAGTCTCCCATGAGGACATATTTGATGATAGCCTCTTTGGTGACTGGCGCGTCCAATATTTCTGTTCCTGTCGGAGAGTAAATAATCATTTGCATCAAGGGCTCGGCGATTCCTCAAGCCTCTGTGCAAATGTGTGACTGTGCATTTTAATAACAATGGGGAGCTGTAAAAATATCAATAAAAAAGCAGGGATTTCTCCCTACTTTAGTCATAATACAATGGCAGTATTAAATTACGTATGATTTTACGGTTTTAACCATGTGCTCTGAGGCTTAACAATTAATCGGGCATTATTATAAGCCATTTTAAGCGTCAGACATGTGCGTGCGGTATATGTGTTATTTTCAATTTTATGTACAACCAATGCTAAATCAGGATTGGGGGAGTTGGGAGTTAAACATAGTGGCAACAATAGTTGAATCCTATTGCCATAGAATTGGGGCACCGCAGTTTTATAGTTCGTTCTCACTTTTTTACGAGCTTCATCAATAGCCCCTTCCAACCGGCGACGAATTTCAGCATCACCACTCCCTTGCATAGCAGCTGGGAAACGACTTAGGTTATCTTGGATGATATGATCTATATCGGGAATAAGTTCGCAGTTGGGATTAAAAAGTAAGTCTTCGGGTTTTTGAAAAAAATCTGCTATCTTGGGCAAAGATGATTTAAATGTTCGCAATAATGCACCATCGCTTTTTTTGCAAAAACATTTAAAAACATAGGGCGGAACTCCTTCACCTTGATTTTTATTTTTGAAGAAGAAGGCAAATATTTCTTCCAGGTTTTTAGTGACAAGCCCAGTATTGAAGCAGCAATACTCGTTATTGGCTGTAAAGCAGATTTTGTTTTCTGCTCTCAATTTTCGGAAGATGTGTTCTAAATAATTTTTCAGTATAGAGTGACTTTTTCTCTTGTCATCTGAAAAGTCCCACTCCTCTGGGTCGGCAAGATTTGTAGCCAAATCATCAATGCAACTTTGATATTTTGGGAAAATGGAGAATTTAAAAAGCTCTTGCTGGAAAAATTTATTTGCAGCCATAAATTTAGTGTAGTTAGTAGCTAAAAAAATTGAGCCCTAAAATAACTATTTAGGGCTCTATACAGTTGTTTTCATTTACACATTATACGGATAGACCCGTACGTCTATATCTTATTCGTGCTGCAAATATAATGCACGTATTAGCAAAATGCAAATTTTTCTCTGACTTTTTTACCCTCCTACACTACACCGTTAGGATGTAGTTAACTACACTTTGTAGTGAGGTTGGAAGGAAGGGAATAAAAACGCCCCGCATTTTTGCGAGGCGCCCCCCAACGTGGTGTGGAAATAGTGGTATACGGGGGTTACTTTATCGGTGCCATCTTCTTTGGCGTTTGGACTACTTCGAATTGTCTTGCGAGGAAATCCAACCCTTTCTGCGTCACGAGGACTTTTATAACCGTGAACGATTCGTGGTTGTTGCGATCTATTAACTTCTCCTTTAACTCGAAATAACCACGGTTAATATACTCTTGCTTAGGCTCATTGCGATTGCAGAAGAATATGCCGCGTTCACGAAGCCGTTGAAAGAGCGTGTTGCGGCCAAAAGGAAGGTTCAAAATCTTTGCCGCCTGCCCGACGTCGATCTTCTGGTCTGTGTCCAGTACTTTATCCATTAGTTCGGCTTTCGGGGCGAGCGCTGCGACCTGCTTGTGTGCCTGCTCCAACTGTTGCTTCTGGCGGGCTATAGTGTCATTGGCTACCAGCACGGCACGTGCCATTATCATTTCGGGCGTGTCCGTCTCTTTGGCCGACATGTATCCGCCAGTCTTGCGAATCGTGGGGAGAACTTCATCGCATACCCAGTCCTGGAACTGTTCGGCCTGCGGGAGCTTCGACCGCATGACAAGACGGTAAACGTCGGATTCGGGGATGTATTTCACCCTTTGAATGCCGCCATCGGTAGGGGTCGGCAAAATGGCGACCCCTTTACAATGTGTTGAAATTGCATCCGCTGTCCGCATATATCCTAATGATCTCGCTACATCATTCGCAAGAAACATCGGCTTGTTTTCGTCGGACATAATAATCCGTACACGCCCGAACTGTTCATTATTGAAGATTTGTATATTGTTCATAGCTGTTGGTCTATTTACATTGAGCGATATTCATCCCGCGGCCCATCTTGACCAGAATAAACGGGTCGATCTCTTTGATTTTGTTGCGGGGTGATTTTTCAGCGCCCAGCAATTCAAGATAGTAACCTTGTAGTTTGATATAGGCGTCCATTAGGTTGGAATAGCGCTCTTCGGCCTTGAAGTAGGCGCTTTCGAAATCTTGCGCTTTTCGCTCGGTTTCGATGCAGCGAGTTTGATAATCCGTTTCCGGAAGCGATTGTTTTTTCATAGATGTAAGCATTTAATAAAACAAAAAAACGAACGGGTACTACCTGCTGCTTACATCTTTACTCAAGAGGTTGGCGCGCCATTACAGCAACGCCACAGGGTTACCCGTTCGTATGTTCAATTTCCGACACAAAAAAAGCACCAATAATGGTGCATCTTGTGCACTCTTGAGTTTATGTAAGCGTTACAAATATGGGAAATTATTTTTAATTCACAAAGGATTTTGCACTATTTTTTACATCAGGAGTAAATTTTACTTTCAAAATTTGGCGGGGGGGGGAATTTCGTTATACTTGCATCGTTAACCCACTTATTCTATATTATGAAAAAACTTCTACTGCTGTGCGCGGCTATCGCCGCATTATCATTTGTCGGGTGCTCAAAAGGGGAAGACAACTCCAACAAGCCTGATGCACCCAATGAGTATGATGTTGAAATATACGTCAAAGAAGGAACCGTATCAGATAAACCTAAAGAATATAATACAGGTTTAAACAAAGTCGGAAATTCAGACAATATTTTTGTAGCAACTGTTAATAACGGCATTATTACTGCACAGCATGCAGGATTTGCAAAAGTAACTGTTGGAGATAATACCTACAATACGATAGTAAAGTCTACGCTTAATACCTTTATTC